GGGCGCAAGTTGCAGTTGGTGGTTATAGTCATTCGGGCGCTGTAAAAACAGGGGGTACTTTGTGGGTGTGGGGCGCAAATACTTTTGGCCAATTAGTAAGAGCACCTACTTGTTTTGGTGATGAATAAGCAGTGGTATTACCCAGCCCTAATTGACCAAGACTATTTCTGCCCCATGCCCATAAAGTGCCATCACTTCGGACGGCAAGTGCTGCGCCATTAGTAGCACCAGTATTAAAAGACATTGAGATTGAGGTCCAAACATTTGTTCCTACCTGGACTGGCGATGATTCATTAATGAGACTTCCAAGTCCTAACTGGCCTCCCGAGTTGTATCCCCAGCTATAAATGGCATACGCAGCACCCCCAGGGATTGTGGCCTCCACCCAACCACGCCATTTCGTACCGCCATCGGTAGTCAGCAGAGCAATTACCGTTACACCATTGGCACCTGTTGCTAAGGTCGGTGCTGTTTGCACGGTGACAGCCGTTGTCGCAGCATACTGACCACTCCAATACACTGAGTTTGGCCATACAATGGTATAAGCCGTGCCATCCGATGCATTCCTGACAACAATTTGCACTAAGATCGGTGTGCCACTTGCAGGTACATTGGTAAACGATAGCGTGGTGATGTTTGCTGCCATCGTTAAGTCGATGACATTGCCACTATTTAAGTTGATTGTGGTTGTAGCTGATGATGTAACGGCTTGACGGGTATTGTTGGTAAGAGCGCCTGCCGCTACCGAGCCAAAGCTTAAAACACCTGCGCCATTGGTTGTCAAAAATTGTCCACTCGTGCCATCAGCCGTGGGGTACTTAAGCGCAGCAGGGTTGTTAAAAAAGCTTTTGACCGTACCCGAGGCATTCTCAAAGTACATTGTCATATCGTTATCAGCGATATTTAACGCTATCTCACCCGCGCTCAAGTTGGCAGCGCTTGGTACATTGCCCGAAGTCGTGCTGCGATAAAGCTGGATGGGCGTGTAATTGGTTGCAGGCATTTTTACCTCCGTGAATCAGTCAATTTCATCATTTTTAGGCTGCGCGTTCAAGGTACAAAAGGCTTTTCACAGCCCTTAAAACGATCTCTGGCGCGACAAACTTGCTGGGGTCATGCTCATAGCAGTCCCACCACAAAAACTGGTTGGGCACGAGATTAGCGCGGTCCTTAAGCAAGTTGATGTTCTCAGGGTGGCCAAAGATGTTGGGGTCCGATACTGACCACAGAACAATCCCAGGCTTGCCCAAATCCCACCCAAAGTGCTGCAAGAAGCTATCACATGAAATCCAGGTGTCGCACTCTCGAATGAGGTTGCACAAAGCATTGAGCGGCAGGTTCTTGCGAAAGTCATCAACCAACCGCGGCTCACCCTCAACACCCACCTGCACGACAGGCTTGGGCAGCATCGGGATAAGCTCCTCCCAAAATGGGTAATCCTTGGGATTTTTCTTCCCGTTAGATAGCTTTTTTGCAAAGGGTGCAATCACAATCATAAGTACAACTTTCGGTAAGCTGACTCAAGGCTTGACTTCCACTTCCAACGGTCCATTTTCGCATAAATGTTATACATTTCGATGTCGCCAAATAAGTCTTTGGCCTCAGCGATGGACCTGCACGGGATGATCTCAGGATAGCAGCCAAACACTACAGGGTTCTTAATGGATGGCAGCACATGCTTGAAGACCACATGATCGCCCATGCCGTTGTTAAGCACCACAATCGTTGCATCTCTGAATGCCATCGTGTTGCGGAAGATCTGCTCGTCATGCGCAAACAACTGATCGTTGTTATCCATGCGGATACCACCTGATGGCGCTTTCAGGTGCCAGGTCACTGCATTGGGTACAACCAGCAGTTTGTAGCCTTTAAGCTTCAAACCCCAACTGAATAGCGTCTCTTCGCGATGTGCCACGCGGGACAGGCCTAGGTTGTAGTCATAAATCCCAGCACGGTACAAGAAGGTGCAGTGAAGATGATCTACCTCTCTGACCTGGTGAATTGTCTGCCACTGTGGATTTGGCTCATGGTCAATGTAGTCAATCTTGCCTGTAGGTTTAGCCGTCTCAAAGTCATGGCCTGGCATAAACACTGAGCCACCAATACCTGCCACATCAGGGGCGATGTGCTTGGCTAGTTGCTCGAGTACGCCAGGCTCAGGCAGGGCATCATCATCCACGCGCCATACCCAGTCATAGCCCATGCAATTGGCTAGTTGATGATTGTGATGCTGGCCCTTTTTGCCTGCCCACAGCCATTCCCATGCGATGCCTTTGCGCTCGAGCATGAAGAAATACTTGCTATACATCGGGTCCTGGCGCAGGTCTAAATGCTCGTCGTTATCATCAAAGATCACAAGCTTGTCAGGCTTGCGTGTCTGATTCATCACGGCCTGCAAGGCCATTGGCAAGAAGGTATGCGTGCGGCCCCGTGTTGAGATTGAGCACAGGATACTAGGCATGCCAGTACCCAATCATCAAGTTAAATCGATTTTGCTCGTTGATGGGCCTGACCTGATCAGTGATGTTCCCATGCTCGTCGATGTAGTTGAACTCAAAGCCAGGAAAGTGCGATTCATTCAGGCCATGAAGCTTGTGATGCTCACCCCAAAAGCCTGGTGGCTCATTCCATGGGACCGTAAAAAGCAGCGTCTTGCACTGGTTTTTAAGCTTTTGCAGCACTTCCAAGCCGTTATCCAGGTGCTCAATAACCTCAAAGGCAATGATCGTGTCGTACTGGTCAAGCTCAATCTTGTTGATGTCAGCATGCACAAAATGAGCGCCAGGACTCCAGCCCTGCTCGTTAGCCACATCCACAATGATGGGATCGTAATCCAGCCCTGTGTAGTGAACGCTTTGCGGCATGAACTGCACGCCATAACCCGTTGAGCAGCCAATCTCTAATACTTTCGTACCGCGCATGTGCTTGGCTGCCCACTGGTAACGCTGTTTCTCCCGTGGGAATACTTCATCGCCTTTCAAGAACACGGCGCGCTCGTAATTGTTGGATAGCTTCCAGCGATACCAATCCAGGTTATGGTGTTTGGCCAGTCTGAGCGTGTTGCGCAGGAAAATGCCATCCCAGTTTTGAACTAGGCTAGCATCGTGCATCGTACCTTCGCCTTTGTGATAAATCGGAAAGATATTGACCCACTGCGTGCCATCCCAAGACTTCTCAAAGCACTCGCTGATTTCAAAGCCAGCACGCTCGGCACGGGCGCAAAAGTCAATGTCTTCGCTGCCACCAACCTCAAAGCCAATATCAAGCAAACCAAGCTGACTGAAGACCTGCCTGCGAATCATGACGCAGAAAAACACAATAAAGTCACGCTGCGTCACTTCCGAGTGCAGCTTTAAGACACCTGAAATACCGCATTTGGAGTTACTCAAAGGCTCATCAAGCATTTGCAGCCATTGGCTCTTAGCCTGCGGTAGCAAGACCACATCATTGTTAAGCAGCACGATCTTGTCAGTGCGCGTAGCCACAATGCCTTCATTGCATGCGGCTGCATAACCCAAGGGCCTGTCATTCCAAACAACCCTGATGTGATTTTCAAAACCAATGCTGGTAAATCGCTGCGTTAACTCTTTCAGATAAGCATCGGTATTGTCCGTGCAGCCATTGGCCGAAATGACCAATTCCACATCGGTCATGTCGGTGTACTTGAAGATGGACTCTAAGCAGGGCTTGAGCAGGTCCTCACAGTGGTTGTAGGTGGGAATAACAATGCTGTAGCGCATTAGAAAGTCCCACCATCAACTCCACCCGTGATTGCGTTAGTGCTGCCATTGACTGACAGGCCTGCATCCACAAGCACGGCTTGGCTGCCCGTTGTAGACGCTGCAGCAAACAAGATAAAGCCTGCTGATGTGCTTGCTGTGGTCGTTACATTGGTTGGTGGCGCTCCTGAGAACCCACTTGTGCCAGAGAATCCAGAAGCGCCTGAGAAGCCACTGACACCTGAGGCACCGTTAGTGCCAGAAAATCCACTGCGCCCTGAGGTTCCACTAGTCCCAGAGAATCCTGAAGTGCCCGAGGCACCACTAAACCCTGATACACCTGAAAATCCTGATGTACCAGAGAATCCAGAGGTGCCTGAAAAACCTGATGTACCAGAAAAGCCTGATGTGCCTGAAAAGCCTGATGTGCCAGAGAACCCCGAAGTCCCAGAAAACCCAGAAATGCCACTGCCCGAGAATCCAGAGGTGCCTGAGAATCCACTAGTGCCCGAGGCTCCGCTGAACCCCGATACGCCACTAAATCCCGATACGCCTGAAAATCCACTCGTGCCTGAGGTGCCAGAGAAGCCTGAGGTGCCTGAGAACCCTGAAACGCCACTAAATCCAGAAAAGCCTGAGATACCACTTTGTGCGATGCCATCAAGACCTGAGTAGCCTGAAAAGCCGCTTACGCCCGAAAAGCCACTAACGCCACTGAATCCTGAAACGCCTGAGAATCCTGAGACGCCACTGAATCCTGAATCACCACTAAAACCTGAGAATCCTGAAATGCCTGAGCCTGAATAGCCAGAAATGCCAGACCCTGAAAAGCCCGAAACACCACTAAACCCAGAGACGCCAGAAAAGCCTGATACGCCACTGAATCCAGAAAACCCAGAAGTTCCTGAAGTGCCAGAAAATCCACTGGTTCCTGATGCGCCAGAAAAGCCTGAGACGCCGCTATACCCAGAAATGCCACTAAATCCAGAAATGCCTGAAAAGCCCGAAAGACCACTAAATCCCGATGTGCCTATGCCTGAATAGCCACTAAAGCCTGAAAAACCAGAGACACCTGAGGCGCCAAGCGCGTTAGTCCATACGCCGGCTACAACGCCCTCAAAACGCGGATAATCCGTGTTGTATCGGATCATGCCGTCTTGTGGTGCTGATCGTTCCGCAGTAGTACCGGCAGGTATTTGTACGGACCCTGTACCAGGCAACACAGGATCATCAGCCAATCCAATCGTTGGATTGCCGCCTACACCATCGCCGTTGGCTACATCAATTTCACTGGCCGTGCCTGTCAGCGTTAAAACACCGACGCCACCAGCAGCGGTGCGTGACAGCAAACCGTTACCTGAGGTATTGGCCAGGTTAAGAACAATGCCCGAAAGCAGGATAGTTGGGTTGCCTGCAACGCCATCACCATCAGCAACGCTCAGGCCTGTCGTTCCAGCTTGAATAGAACGCGCTGTAAGCGTTGTTGAGTCTGTCTTGACCTGAATACCCGTCCCTGCCGCTACGAGGCTTGCAGCAGCCCCAGAGAGGCTTAGCGAGAGGGTTGAGCCGGCACCGTTGTCTGTTAGCGCCAAACCGCCGCCAGAAGTAACAAACTGGCGTGAATCTGTAAGTAGTGGCTCTGAATCAGCCGTCAGAAACGAATAATTCGTAACAGGCACTGCTGCGATAGCGCCCGTCGTTGTTTGTACGGTTTGGCCGTCTTGAACGATAGGGACCGACTCAGTGCCGGTTAGTGCGCCTGCTGATGGTAATTGGGTGATGGTTTGATTGGCCATGTATCACTCCGGCGACAACGAGATGCCGTCAAGGTTTCCGTTGTTTTCAGGCGTCTGCGTATTGCCTTGGGTAGACATTATCGTCTGATTCAGGCCATTCGTCAGCAGGTTATTAGGATCAAGTGCTACTGATACATCCGGCCTTGGAAAGCGCAAATTAATGCGCTCTGTTTTCCTTGCTGGCAAACGATAAGGGTCCTTTTGATCAGCACATCCTTCATTGCAAACTTGCAAGCCTGGGAAATTAGGATCAGGCCTCATGACAACGTAGGCACGCTTCATCTTGCAACGATCACACACTGCAATCGCTACACTAGCCAGCCCCTCCGTATCCATAAAAATCGGCATGATTAGGACGTATAAGGCATGATGTTAGGGGCAAAGTAGATCGGGCTGCGATCACGCTCTTCTTGCTCGACCTCCGTTAGATATTTGGTTGCTTGTGCCTCAAGATATTGCACGCGATCAAGCGGCACCTGAGGCAGTTCTAACGACAACTGATGACTGAGCATAGCCATCGTAGCCAAATACCATCGTTGCGGGATCTGCAAGTCGTCGGTAAGGTCGCCCACATCCATAATTTGCTTGGAATACCAAACCGTCATTTGAATGAACGGATCATTTGGCGTTGGCCACAAGTAAATTTCAGGCTGAGGGATGGTCCTGTTGAACCAAAACTGATAAGGCTGGTTGGCCGTAAAGTTTTTGTTGGGCAAATTGGTGTAATCGTCACGATTTAGACGCGACATCGTGATTTCACGGCTGTTATTGCCTACATACCACTCACGCAAAGCCAGCGTCGTGCCACCAGAGGCTTGAATGCGGTAAAACTGCACGGTCTGACCGGGGTCAATGTCATACCAAAGCCACTGGTTGTCAGTTACAACGACGGTCCCGACGTTTTCCAGCGTGTTGTAAACAATGCCATCTGTGGAATATTGAAGGGTAAAAGTCCATGTGGCACTTCCACCACCAGAAACATAGGGTAGGACGCCAATAGATCCCGCATAAACCGGGTTGTCTGTCCCAAAATCAACTTCAATGTACCCATTTGCACTCGTTTGCTGGCAAACCGTATCAACATCATTGTCTGCAACAAAAGATACTGTACCGCCTGCTGAGGTGGCATAGTTGCCTGATGGCCGATTTAATGTGCGGTAAAGCGCATTAAGCACATCATTAGCCCCAATAGGCAGCTTGTAGATGTACTTATCAACCTGAAGTCCGATGACTTCTTTCTCGATAGCCCAATACTGGATGCCAAGATTGATTAGGCTTGAAAGGGTCATGCCCAGCACCTGCCGGGCAGCAACAACTTGCTCGCTTGTTAGTTCTTCAGCAAGCTTGCCACACCGTCTTGCAGCGTGATCGATAAGCGTTTGGACGTTAAAAACCTGACCGTAAGTATCTGAATAGGCCATCTCACCACCCTGGGCAGTTCCAACGCTTCATGGACGCCCTAGCTCTTGAGCCAGGCTCTGATTTGCGTGCAACAGGACCCATACGCGCACAGAATGAATCACGCCTTGGCCCTCCTTGGGGCTGCGGAGCCTTCAGGTTTGATCCTGTTTCTCGGTTGTACTTTGCCCGGCCTTTGGCGGTAAGACCCGCTCCTTGATCTGCCGGAAGTTTTTCACCACGGCCAATCGCCAGGCTTGGACCGCCGTTTTTAAGTTTTTCAGGAAGTTTTGCATACGATTTCCCTTTCACATTGGACTGCGTAAACTCTGCTGGCGGTACGGGTGCTCGCTCCATCAAGCTTTCGGGCGGTGGTGAGCGCACCTTTATCAACTGCACCTTTGGTGGCGACACGGTTCAGCGCTCGGCTGCTAACTACACCCT